GTGGGGTCTCCATAGAAATCAGCCGCCAATTTTTCGAAAGACAAACCCAAGTACCAGGTAACATTAAAACACTGCACAGAAGCCAATTCCTCATCTGTAACATATACAGCATTAGGAGACCTATATTGAGTTATTTGTCTAACGCCTCTTTTTTCAAAAAGTTTATCGTACTGTTCTTTATTGTTTATAGCCTTTTGACGATCTAAATATCTTGACATTATGTGCCTCCGAATGGAAATGAGCCAAGTGTATTTTGACTCAATGTTTGTTCATGAAGAATGTTAAAGGAAAATGACAAAGTAATTACTTTAGGGTAAAATTCTTGATTAGCCGCAAACATTCCCATTTCCAAATTAGGTTTCCAAGAAAGGCCGCCTATCCAACCAAGCAACCCATTGGGGTCCGTTCCGTTTATTAGGTTAGCAAACTTAATTCTAACGAGAGGAGGTTTTGAAAGAACCCCTTTGCCTTTAGCCAAAACCTCTCTAAACTCATCGTCTACAAAATCACCGATAACCATACCTTGATCACGAACAAATTCTTCTGCTACTGTGTCTCCATCTTGAACGAACATATCAGTCGCTCCCATACCATATATCGGATATACCATTTTAATTAATTCGGAGCAACCCTTTAAGTTCGCTTTTGCTTCTCCAATAGATCCAGCCGGCAAATCAAACCCAAGAGACATTTTTCTTTGAGTTCCTTGATATGTTGCTATGGGGTCCATTCTTCCAAATACTTCTTCGGTATTCCATTTTGCATCAAATGTTTGAGAAAAATCTGTTATAAAAGCAGGAAATTCAATTATCATTTGTGTTGGAACACTCATTATTTTAAGTTTTGCATTGGTGTTGTTAA